GTCGGCCCCGGTCCGAAGACCTTATCCGGCTCCAGTGTAGGCGTCAAACGCGCCGAAGAAAGAATCATTTGTGGGATACCTCAGATGTATGACTTCCAAGGCACCTAGGACGTCGCGCACTCGCGAGTTTCGTGATACAGGCTTTTCTGGACTTTTAGGCCACCTCCTATCCTAGCAGGGTGTATACTATTCTAGAAGAATCGTGACCTCAATCGAGAACGATAACCGGAAGAACGAACTATTTGTTAACAGTTCGCCCCATAGCTACCTTACGTCCTCTTTTGGTTCCTGTTTTGCCATCTTTTGGCCGTTTTCCCCAAGCAAGACCTAACAGTCTAACTCGGATTTTCAGTATCTTCGATGCTAGTGGTTTCCTTATGATTCCACCTAACGCATCTAAGCTGAAGGGATCCGGGTATGCTGCCACATCCTGGTTAGAGAACTTCCAGAGTGGAAGAACTTTCCCAAGCAGGGTAATAAGCCCTCGGGAACGTAGTTTTCCAGCTAGAAGGTACCGACCAAACCTGTCCAAGAGATCTACATATCTCTTGTTAGTCAAAGTGACTTGTAGCCTACTCTTCATCACATATCGTAGAAGTCCTAATGGGTCAAAGCCCATAAAGGTAGTTTCATACTTCTGCTCAGAAGTCAGATACTCAGCACTTCGGATGCCTATACTAACCATGGATTTACCTAATGCTCGTGCAGTAGAGAGCACCTTCCGCTCCGTTATTGGTGTGTCAACCAAATGTGTATTTGGTCTAACAGCCGTACTGGTAGGCGAGAAAAGAGCCTCTAAAGGACTTGCAAAGGGTCCATTAGGTAGCATAAGAATTGCTAGAAGACTGGCTAATCTGGTATTACCCAGTTTCACCATACATTTCGTTAGCTTAGCTACGGAATGATATCCCATTTTGTATCCTCGAACCGCATCTGCTAAACGCAGACTAGGAATATATCGCTTAACACGAGCAATCAACTCGGCAAACGCTGGAAGGCAATTAATTGCCACCCAGTACTCTCTTATTGAAATAGGAGAGCAATCGATTCCGGAAACAAAGTATCGTTTCGCGAATTCGAAGGATCCATTGGAACTTATGAGGGACTTGTGGAGACCGATTTTAACACCGATCTCATCACAGAGGTCCTTGTAAGCCATGGCAACGTCTCTACCAAGGATGACTAGATCGTCACCTAGTAAGGCGTACCACGGATACCATCCTTTGTACCCTATTCGGGATGCCGCTTGCTGAACGAGCATGTGATGCGATAAAGAAAACATCGCCCATGACGAGTAAAGGCCCATAGGCTGCCCGGCCCCATATTTGAGGGGTTCCCCCCTGGGAATGATGGTTATTGGCTTGGGTGAATACCCAGGCAGAACCAAAAGGTCCCGCCAAGCCTCAGCGAATCTACGATTCGTGAGGAAGGACAAGACTTCTAATTGGTACCAAACCGGGAAGCGATCCGTAGCGGCCGATAGGTCATATGAGAAAGCTTCGGGATAAACTCCGGTAGACTTGAAAACCTCTAATATCCTGCAGGCTAAAGCCTTAATAGGCTTTTCCTGATCCCAGGTTCCGTCTTGGGGGATCAACCCCAAGCGGTCATAGATAAGTTTATGAAGAGGATACAACATACATTGCACCCACCAAGTTCCCATTGCAATTACCCGCATCTTTCCCGCGGGCTCCGGTAAAACATGGAGCCTGCCGAGCGAAAGGTTGTTGAGGAAGTTAGCAAGAGGAGCAAGACGCCATTCGGTGCCTTTTTCCTTCTTATACATTTTTCCAAAGAGGGTTGCAAAACCCTTATTACTCTTCGTTTCCCGAGAATTCTTCCCAGTTATCCGAGCACTTTGGACTTCTTCCGGTTTCCGGAAGTCGTGCATTGCCGTTGTGGCAGCTAACTCTATGAGTCCTAGGAGATCAAGCTGATTAGTAGACCTAACCCAGGTCACTATCGCTCCTCCAAAAGGAGTCTCACGAACCTTCCATATTTTCAGAGCATCCCAGGCCAATGCCCAAAAGGACCCTATCCCCCCCGGTACGTTAGCACCAGAGGTAAGTAGGGCTCGAGGCTTGAATTTCAAGCTACTCAAGTCCACAGGTGCAAGGACGGCACGTCCTATTCCTCCAAATCCTTTTGTATTTCTCATTTCGCCCATAAGGCTTTGAACCTGATATTGAACCTTAAATATGGTGTCTACACCTCGTTCGGTGATCGATTTAAACGATACCTTACCACGCACTTCGATAATCCTGTACACCGCTAAAAGCGAGAGCCAGAATCGAATGACGTCAAGGTTCCTTCGTCTAATCGCCACCCTGTGATATACCGGGATTATGCAAGGGATTCCATCCCTTGCCCTCCGGTGAATACCACCCAGGTCACGACAACCAGCAATAGGAGATTCTCCTGCAAATTGCATTAAGGTAACATACGCACTTTTTAGATAGCGAACTAGTCCATAAGGACCGCCTCGCCAGTTACGTAAGAATAGCCCATAGTGAGTCACTGCCAGAAATAATCGCGCGTGACGACGTCCTCCTATCACATGCGCTAGGAAAAACCCAAAGCGCAGTGTTAGGCTGATGTAGTTTCCTACACCAGAACCAAGCTTCTCTATTCTAGCACGGTCTTGACGCTCTACGAAATTCTTAAAAAAGTTTTTCATAATGTAGAGTTAGTTGTTCCATTGTTAGTTAATAGATAGCCTTCAGTTTCTGACCCTCTTTATCTCCCATGATGCCATTCGGCTACCAACGGGCCTTCGGAGTTTATTTACTTGAATAGATCACCAGGAGGTCTCACCTACCTTTAAAGGCTTACCTTCCCCGTTAGGGGTTCTGGCGAACAAGGGGTCCTGTTAAGGATATCCCGGTTCTTCGGTCAGGCTGCAGGTTTCTGTGGTACAGATCGGAGTCGCCTCCTTTGACCATTTCCTAAGTAGTTTTAGCTTAGATAGACTACAAACTAGGTAAGACACCTAGATCCATAATCCTTTTGCCCCTCAAACAGTTTTACAACTGCTCGATTCTAAGGTCCAACACTATAGGGTGGTCTCCTGTTTCTACTTATCCCTCTCGGGACCATATAAGTAAGGATGGTACTAACCAACCTGTAGTGCCCAACGGCCCTTTCGGCCGAACGGACTAGTATAAACTAGCTCGCGTTTGCGCTGACACTTCCTACTACTTCGGGCAGGGAACCCGGTCGCTTCTGTCTCATATGGCGAGAAATCCCTTTTACAGAAAATCTCTTTATGTTTTTTGGCATTGTTGCCTTCATGGGTCTTCGCCTTAGGTGGTGGCCCCAGCCCAAGTTCACTTTTCAAGAAGATTCACGTCCGCGGGCGTGTCTCCTTCAACCCTGTTACGAAGACTGTATAGAAACAGTACCTGCTGGATTTCAGATGGGTTAACAGGTGTAGAACTCATCCTCGTTAGAAGAGAGAGTCAAACTTAACTTCCGGGCTTCTAAGCCCTTCAGTCAAGCTACACTGCGAGCCAAGCTCCAGTCACTTGACATGTTACCAGGTTTCACAACCTGGG